AACGGGGTGCTGGGCATCATCTACTCCGGGGATGAACCGGATCAGCTGCGCGGCCCGCAGCACGCCAAGGCTCTCGTGGACGAAATCTCCAAGTATAAATACCCGCAGGATACCTGGGATAACCTGATGTTCGGCCTGCGGATCGGTTCCAACCCCCAGGCAGTGGTGGCCACTACCCCCAGGCCCATCAAGCTGATTAAGACACTGCTCAAAGACCCGAAGACGGCCATTACCCGGGGGCACACGATGGATAACAAGGCCAACCTGGCGCCGTCTTTCCTGAAGTACATCGTCGAGAAGTATCAGGGGACACGGCTCGGCCGGCAGGAGCTGGACGGGGAGGTGCTGGACGATAACCCCGATGCCCTCTGGAAGCGAGACAGGATAGACGAGCTGAGGGTCAGGCAGCACCCGGACCTGACCAGGGTCGTGGTGGCCATAGACCCGGCGGCTTCGGATAATCCGGAGTCGGCGGAGACGGGCATTATCGTGGCCGGCATTGCGATGTTTAATGGGCAGCTCCACGGCTATATCCTGGATGATTTAACGATAAGGTCTTCCCCCAGCGGCTGGGCGACCGCCGCAGTAACCGGATACTACAAGCACAAGGCCGACCGGATAGTCGGCGAGGTCAATAACGGCGGGGACATGGTGGAGCACACGGTCAGGACGGTTGACAAGAACGCGTCCTATAAAGCCGTCCATGCCAGCCGCGGTAAGGCGGTCCGGGCGGAGCCGGTGAGCGCCCTCTATGAGCAGGGGCGAGTCCACCACGTCGGCTTCTTTGCTGAGCTGGAAGACCAGCTTTGCGAGTGGGTCCCGGGTGGTACTTCTCCCGATAGGCTCGATGCGCTGGTCTGGGCCCTTACCGAGCTGATGATTGAAGAATCCAAGCCCCCGAAAGAATTTATGATAGGAGTAGCGGCTTGATGTTAAATGAGCTTAGAAGCAGGATAGCCATAGCCCTTCTCCCGAAGAAAAACGGAGAGAAGGCAGTCAACACCGCGGCCTTGAATCCCTTCCAGGTTCTCTCCCTGCAGTATGCCGGCGTCCCGGTCTATACCGATATGACGGTGAGGAAGGCAACCCGCGAGGGCTATAAAATCAGCGTCTATGTCTACCGCGCCGTGAGGACGATTATCCAGGCTTCCTCGGCCGTTCCCTGGGTCATCATGGACAGCAAAGGTGAGAAGATGGAGGGCCATCCCCTGGCCAGGGTGCTGCAGAAGCCCAACCCGGAGTTCGCGGGGCAGGACCTGATAGAGTTCCTGATCGCCCACCTCGAGCTGACGGGGAATGCGCTTTGGCAGCCGATTATCGTGGGAAAGCAGGTCAAAGAGATCTGGACGGTGATGCCCGACCTGGTCAAGCCTATCCCGTCCGATGTACCAGGGGTATGGCTGAAGGGCTGGCAGGTAACCAGTGCCGACGGGAGCCAGCGGGTTGTGCCTCAGAGCCAGTTCATACATTTTATGATGGTCGACCCGGGCAATCCGTACTGGGGCATGGGGCCGCTGCAGGCGGCGGCGAGGACCATCGATACCGATAACGAGGCCCAGGATACCCAGAAGATTTCTATGCAGAATAGAGGTGTTACCGACGGGGTCTTCACGCATGAGACTCCGCTCACGCAGGAGCAGTTCGAGGAGGCACGCCGGCAGATAAAGGAATACTTCCTGGCCAAGAGCAGAAGGCGCGAGCCATGGGTGCTGGGCGCCGGGGCCAAGTGGAACCAGATGTCCCTGACCGCTATCGAGATGGACTATATCGCCTCCCGGCTCCACAACAAGCGAGACATAGCCGGGGCGTTCGGGATAAGCCCGATATTCCTCGGAGATTTAGAACAATCGTCCTATAACAATATGATGGAGGCTCGCAAGGCTCTCTATGAGGATGTGGTTATACCCCTGCTCGACGATATAAAGTCAACGCTCAATCTAAGGCTGGCCCCGATGTACGGGGATATAACGATTTCGTATGACACCTCCAAGGTGGCCGCCCTCCGTGAAGACTTTACCAAGAAGGTGGAGCAGGCCAAGAACTTGTGGGCGATGGGGGTCCCTTTCGACCAGATAAACGAGAGGCTGGAGATGGGCTTCAACGAATTCCGAGGCTGGGACCTGAGCTACCTGCCCCTGACCCTCCTGCCGGCCGGGGCTCCTACGAAGGCAGGAGTCAAGGCCGCCGACCTGGAGACAGAAGAGGCCAAGGCCGCTCAGTGGAAGAGAATAGACCGCCGGCGCGTCGCCTGGTGGGGAGTGGTTAGCGGGAAGGTCGTCCCGCTTTATGAGGCTGAGGCCAAGGCGATAGAGAAGGCGCTGAAGGGCATTAAGGCCCAGGCCGACCTGGAGAAGGTCATCAACGGGGCCATCGACAGCATGGCGCCGGAGTGGGAGAAGATGATGACCGCTATCCTGGGCGCTCTTATCGAGGACTTCGGGACTGTAATCGCTGAGGATTTCGGCGGCAAGTCCTCCGGGGGGAGCGAGGCGAAATGGGTGTTCGACCCGATGAGCCTGGCTGCCGTGGCCTGGATGAAGAAGAACGGCGCCGCCGACGTGAAGAGCATCCTTGATACTGATAAGGCCGAGATGAGAGCCGTCCTGGTAGCCGGGCAGGAAGAGGGCTTGAGCACCGTGCAAATCGGCCGTAATATGCGGCAGTTCTATTCAGACCGGTCACCCTACAAGGCCATGCGCGTAGCCCGCACGGAGACATCTCATGCTGCCGGCTTCGGGCAGAGGGAAGCTGCCAGACAGTCGGGAGTAGTGAAAACTCACACCTGGGTCACTTCACGCGATGATAGGGTCCGTGATTCCCATGCTGCTCTTGATGGTGAAACTGTGGATTTCAATGAACCTTATTCTGATGGCTCGATGTACCCGGGTGAGCTTGACATCAACTGCCGATGTGTGGAGAGCTTCGGGACCAGATAATTTAACAGGGAGATAGCGCAATGCAAAATGGCTTATTTGAGAAGATGATAGACGAGGCTGCCGAGGAAGTCGCCAACAAAGGCTGGAAGGGGGCCGACGAGAAAGCCGTAACGCTGGCGGCATTCGGCCTATTGTATAAGCTGGTGAGCAACAGGATGCACAGTATCTCAAGGCCCTTCTGGTGGGCGGCCGGGGTTATCGGCGCCGGCGTCCTCTGGTATATAGTGAGCAGCCTGATTGGCATGGTAACAGGCAACGGTTAACTGAAAAGGGAGGTCAAAATGAAACCGGAACACAAGACAGTAAGCTTTGAAATTAAGGAAGTCGACGAGGAGACAGGGGTTTTCACGGGCTACGCAGCTACCTTCTCGAAAAAGCCCGACTCATACGGCGATATTATCGAGCCCGGCGCGTTCGCCAAGACCCTCAAGGAAGCGGGGAATCGGGTAAAAATCCTCTGGAATCACAATACACTTGAGCCGATAGGCAAGCCCGACGAGCTGCTGGAGGATGACAAAGGCCTGCTCGTGAAGGGCAAGCTGAGCCTCGGTGTCCAGCGCGCTAAGGAAGTCCTGAGCCTTATGAAGGACGGCGTCATCACCGAGATGTCCATCGGCTACGATACGTTGAAGGAATCGTGGCAGGATGGCATCCGCCACCTCCAGGAGGTCAGGCTCTGGGACGTATCGCCGGTAACCTTTGCCGCCAACCCGGAGGCGATCGTGCTGAGTGTCAAGAAGGCAACGACCTTCGCCGATTTACCCCTGGCGGACCGTGAGGATGAGTGGGATGCCAGTGCTGCGGAGAAAAGGGTCAGAGCCTGGGCCGGTGGGGAAGACAATATAAACTGGAATAAGTACCGCCAGGCCTTCTACTGGTACGACGAGGAGAGCCCCGAGCTGTTCGGCAGTTATAAGCTGGGCTTCGCCGATGTCGCCGGCAGTAAGCTTACCGCTATCCCGCGGGGGATCTTCGCCGTGGCCGCTGTGATAATGGGCGCCCGGGGAGGCGTCCAGATTCCCGAGGCCGACATGGCAAAGGTTAAGACCCACGTCGAGAAATATTATACCAAGATGCAGAAGGAATTTGACGACGAGGAGATAATCGCCCCGTGGAATAAGGCCGAAACTTTTAACTGCGAATGTGTCGATTGTGGGCACGAACTTATATCTGAGAAGCACTGCAGCGATATTAAATGTCCTGAATGTGGAGGTGAGATGAGAAGGGCTGAACGCCCCGGCCCGGGGAAAGAAAAGGCAGGGCGTGTCTTGAGCGCCACAAACCTGGCGAAAGTCCAGGCGGCGCTCGCTGCTCTCCAAGCACTTCTCGAGGCTGCTATAAGTGAGTCAGAGCCGGAGAAATCCACTCAGCTCGCGGAAGCTACCAAGGAAGCCGCGGAACTGGAGATTGTAGTGGCGAGTCTCAAGGCAGAGAATGACGGCTTCGATGTGAAGGTAGCCGAGAGGCGCATCGAGGCTATACTCGAAACCATCAACAAAAAACAGGAGGTAAAATAACCATGGAAGCAAAGGAAGCAAAAGAACTTGCTGACCTGGTTCAGAGTGCAGTGGAAGAACTGCACAAGGCCGTAGAGCGCCAGGACGCTGAGATTAAGAAACTCGGCGAGCCTACGGCCGAAACCAAGGCAACCATCGACGCGCTCAATACCCGCATCGACGAGCTGGAGGTTAAGCTCCAGCGCCAGTCCATCCCGGCAGCGGGCAGCCCTGCACCCGAATCCGAAGAGGCAAAGGCACGCAGTGCCGCCTTCTTAAAGTGGGTGAGGCATGGTGAAACGGGTCTGACCCCGGATGAGAGGAAGGCCCTGGTCGAGGACGCCACCGGGCAGTACCTCGTGACCCCCGAGCTGGAGTCCGAGATTGAGCGCACACTCCCCAAGATAACCGTTATCCGCCCACTGGCTACGGTGAGGCCAATCAGCAAGGACCGGCTCAAGCTCCGCAGCCTGAGCGAGGTCACTGTCGGCTGGGGTAAGCTGGAGACAGGGGAGGACATCACGGAAGGTGGGGGAGTGCCCGGAGCGCCGACTTACCAGTACGCGGAAGACCTCTACGGTCTGGCCAAGATTGGTGAGGACGAGCTGGCAGACAGCGACATTAACCTTCAGGCCATCCTGGCCGATTCGTTCACCAGGGCAATAGGTGAGGCTGAAGATAAGGCATTCGCTGTCGGTGCAGGCCACGACTCCGAGGAGCCGGAGGGCATCACCAAGAACACCACCCTGACCGGTGCCACCGTAACCACAACCGCAGCCGGTGCCATCACCATCGAGAAGTTCCTGGAGATGGTATACACCTGCCCGGCCCAGCACCGGAAGAACGGTGTGTTCATCTGGAACTCTCTGACTGAGCTGGCTGCGAGGCAGCTGAGAGGAGACGGCGGAGGCGGCGCCGGCACCGGGCCTTTCCTGTGGCAGCCGAGCGTTGCCAGTGGCAAGCCCAACACGTTCGTGGGTTATCCTGCCTTCTGCCAGGACGACATGGAGTCCCTGGCCGGGGCGGCCCAGGTCATCGCCATCTTTGGCGACCTCAAGGCTGGCTACCGGATAATCGACCGCCAGGGCATCACCCTCCAGCGGCTCGTCGAGCTCTATGCTGAGTCTGGCCTGGTGGGCTTCAAGGTCCACAAGAGGGTCGGCGGCGGGGTGATAAAGCCCGCCAACAAAGCATTGGTCCTTCTGACCGAGCACGCCTAGCAATAGGTGAAGCGAATATAGAATAACTCGGGGCGGGTGAAACTCCCGCCCCGAATAAATCAAAAGGAGGTAAAAATTATGAAAGGCGTTGACCCGATTTCCGCTACGATTACTGTAGCAGATGGAGATACCTCAACTCCGGACGTAACGATACAGCTTACCGATATTGGCGGCAATGCCATTCAACAGAGCCGGGCAGTATTCGCCTATCTGGCCAAAGATGCTGCGGGTGCTGAAATTTGTGCCGATACCACTGATACCACGGAATTTGTCATTAAGACAAACGGGCTGTTCGTCGAGACCCTTGCTGACCTTGCTGGCTTCTTGGTTAGTGAGGCGGATGGCGTCATCGATGTGACCATCACTGTGGTTGACGGCAAGACTGCTTATCTAGTACTGGTGATGCCCGATGGAAGGCTGGTCATTAGTGACGTGATGACCTGGGCATCCTAGTAAGTAGGCAATAGAGGATAGCCTGCCCTTCAGCAAGGTAGGATCTCTTTAACCAGGGGGGAGCCCGGCGCTTACTCCTTCCGCTGTGGTTCCCCCCATTACCCACAAAAGGAGGATTATATGCGTATCAGGATACTAAAACCCATAGTGTCAATCTACGGGGGCTTTAAGCCCGGAGCGGTGGTGGATATCCCTAATGAGAACATCGCCGCCAGCTGGTGCCGAACCGGGATAGCCATGCAGGACAAGAGCCTAGATGGGGCGAGTGAAAGCAAAGAGACGTCGGCACCGGCGGCCCCTCCGGCGCCTGCGAAGCCTAAAACTAAGCGTAAACGGAGGAAAACATGATAGGGAAAATAGGGCTGAAATACCATTCCGGCTGGAGGGTGCGCCACTGGCGTAAGGATGAGCACGGTATCTACCGCCTCATCTGGCAGGATATCGCCATAGACCGCAACATCCTGCATGACACAGGGGAAATCGCCATCCTCTCGGCCTTTTTCGCCACGGCCATGACCAACTACGGCGCTCCCCCGGCCAATCTCTATCTCGGCCTGGATAAGCGAGCATCGCTGGCTGAAGCCGATACCCTGGCCACCCTGGACGAACTCTCCAAATCAGGCTATGAGCGCAAGGCGCTATCTTCTGCCGGCACAGGCGCCATCGGGCAGGACTTCTATATCAACCAGCCCGCAGCCTACTACAGGGCGGACAGCGCAGAGGTGGAGTGGACAGCGGGGGAAAACTGGGTGGATGCCGTCAAAAATATCTTCCTCTGCACCGATTCAGTTGCCGTAGCAGATGGAGATGGCGACCATCTCGTTTCCAGCCTCGCCCTGACCGCTAACCGCACCTTACTCAGTGGTGACAAGCTGGACGGGTCTTTATATATCGGCCTCTCGGAGTGATAGATGCCCTATTGTAAGATAGAACCTTCAGGTTGCGGTATACATAAAGACAGGGTAAAACTACGCCTGGATTTCTTTCTTAACCCTAATGACCCGAATTATGACAAAGCTCACGCCTTTGTTGTGGATGAGACGTGTCCTGAATTCTTGGCGGGTTATCAAGGGAAATTAGACGCTGAAGGAAATCCTGACCCTGTTGTCTATGATAAGTGGCGTGACGGCCTTCCTCACGTTTGGAGAGACAATCCCTTCCATCATCACTTCATTTACCCTGATAAGGAAGCCACAGACAATCAGATTAAAGAGCAGATGGAACAACACCAGAGAGAGCAGAACGATAGTATCAGGAAACTCTTTAACCGCACCGGCACAAATACTATCTGGAGAAGGGTAATTGTAAGTATAGGCGGGACTGCGCTTCTTGTGATTATAGCTTGGATACTTCAGTTAAACGGGATATGGGTGTTATAGATGTTCAGAGAACCAATAAGAACCCCTGTCAAGATAAACGATACAACCTATGAGAGGGAACTGCCCAATGGTAAGGTTGAGATAGGCGATAAGGACTCCGTTGACTTCAAGCCGACTGCCAAGCTAAAGCGGTGGGGCGAGGAATGTTCCCTTGTCCTGTCTATCCCTACCACAGAAAAGATTGCGCCTACTATTCAAGGTGAGAAGATACTCTGGACTGGTAGGGACTACGGGGCGGAGTTCTATCAAGGAACGGATGGGTTTAAGTTCAACATTATCTTACCCAAGAAACCATCTACAAATGTTTTCCCGCTTGACTTTCAGTCTGATAATCTTACGTTCCATTACCAGCCCGAACTAACCTCCGAAGAAATCGCCGAAGGACGTTTTCGCCCTGAAAACGTAGTCGGCTCTTATGCAGTCTATCACGCTTCAAGAGGCAATATGCACACCTCTCAAGCCGGTGCTGAGAAGTATAAAATAGGTAAAGCCTTTCATTGGTTTAGACCTTTAATATACGATAACGCAGGAAATCAATGTTGGGGCATCCTGAATGTTGACCCTAAAAAAGGCTTGAGGACAGTAACCATTCCGCAGGAGTTCCTTAATAACGCCGTCTACCCAGTTACGATTGACGACACGTTTGGATATACCGATGCTGGTGGGAGTTATATATATCCATCTGACGACATAGTTTTTACTTCTGGCGAGGACACTTATAGTCCTGCGTCTAACGGGACTTTGGACAGCATCTCAGTTTATGCAGGCTATTCTGGCTACGCAAAGATGGCACTGTATGATGTGTCGGATAATCTGATTGATTCCACTGATTCTGGTTCTATTGGTTATTCTGCGGGTTGGGTAACAAAGGATGCAAACGATGCTAATGTATATTCAGCTACTACCTATCGTATAGCTGCAAAGTTTGACAACGGCATAAAATTCTATTATGACTCAGGGGATTCTGGCGTTTCATGGAGGTGGGCGGCTAGCACTTTTGGTGACTCCTTTCCTAATCCTATTAGTTGGTCTACGGAGGGTAGCAGTCCTGCTGAATTCTCCATCTACTGCACCTATACACCAAGTGGGGGTGGGGAAACATACAATGAGACGGGTCATGAGCAGGTAATCCTCGCCGTAGGTGGGCAAGCCTCCGCTCAGATAATGAACGAGCCGAGGGGACAGGTTATCTTAGCGGTAGGCGGGCAATCGGGGAAGCAGACCATGACCGAGGCTAGAGGGCAGGTCATAGTGGCCGAGCTGGGGCACACCGACCAGGCCATCTTTGCCGAGACTGGCCACCTCCAGACTGTCTTAGCATCATTAGCCCAGACTGACCTGGCCACCTTCTCCGAGCTAGCACACCTTGAAACCATCCTCGCCGTAATCGGTGAATCAGACCTCGCCACCTTTGCAGAAACAAGCCACCTCCAGGTAATCATAGCGGGGCAGGGGGAGAGTGACCTGGCTATCTTCTCGGAGCTGGGGC